TTCCTGACCATAGTTCTGGAGTTTGTTGTTTTTCTGTTTGTTGTAACGGTCAAGCGCATCTTTGTATATCTTCTCGACATATTTCTGAAAATCGTCGATGTCGTTCACGTCAAAGTCAAGTGGGAGGATTTTATCTTCTTTCCACTCCTTAAAGATGTCCTGATACTTTGCGAAAGTTTCCTTGATGGCTTCATCGTGACCAACTTCCTTCTCCCACTTCCTGTACCAATCGTGAGCCTCCTTCATTATGCGAATGCGCTCATCCCAACGTTTTGCAAACTCATCTTTGTAAGACTTTGTTCCACCTGTCTTATTTCTACCACCCTTCTTCTTCTTGTCATCTTCCAATTTCAAGCCTAAATTATTTGCTCCCTCCTGAGCTTTGTTAAGCTGTGATATTGCTTGGTCGTAACCTATCAGAACTTTGCGTACTTCTTCAGCAACACCTTTATCTGAAATACCATTCGTAATTTCGGTTATCTTCATAAGTCCAAGTGACTTTCCTGTAATGGCTATACCAAACTTTGCAAGGATTGGCTTCGATGTCTCTATATATTCTTTTGCAGCCTTGTAGTCTTTCTTCATCTGATCGAATACAGACTTAGCATTGGTCATAGTTTCAACGTTCACCTTATAATCACCTTCAACAAGGTTGTTTAGGCTTTGCTCTAACTGCGCAAGTTTAGCAATCGCATTCTCTGTATCTGCATCTATTGTGATACGATACCTCTCTGCAAACTTTTGAGTTAATTCATGGGCTGTTTCATCTGTCAATCCACGAACCTTACTCAACGCATCTTTCCATGAAGACAACAATGCTTGTTGCTTGTCTTCGGAAAGAGTTATACTGCCAGCAAGAACATCGTCAATATGCCATCCTTTTTGATTACGCAACTGGTTGTCAAGCGATGTAAAGAAAGTATTAAGGTCTTTTTCCATCGTTTTACGAGCATTTTCAAAACCAGACATCGTACCGCCATCAAACAGCCCTCCGTCAAGTAAACCTTCATACGCACCGCTCACGCCGAAATGAGCGTCTTTGAATATTTCATCAGCCTTACTAAACTCCTCGTGATTTTTAACAAGATGCGCAAAAGCCTGAGAATAGTTGTCCATACCTTTAGTGGCTTCAGCAAAATCTTTGTCTTCTTTCTGGGCTTTTTTAACTGTATCATCTATGTATTTGCGTAGGTCGCCGTAGGTCTTTGCAATATTCTGTGCAACTTTCTTTACCTGACTGTCATAGTCGCCTATGTTTGTCAACATGTCATCATCAAACAAACCTTTATTGGTTTCATTAATCGCAAACCCAATAGCGTCACTAGTATTCTGCATCTGTTTCTGAGCTTTACTTACGTTAATAACACTCTCATACAACAAATCATACTGATCGCGTAATTCACGAACCTTGGTAGTAACCTTTTCTATTCCGTCTTCACCTTTCTCAGATACCTGATAGGTCATAGCGTTATTAAGAATGCGGTTTGGTGTAGCAGCATAATCACGAATATACTGCTGCCATGCTTCTATTGTACCTTCAATGTCATGGTTCTTGTCGAAACTTGGCTTCACAAAACGCATAAAACCTCCAGTCTGTTGTCCGAAAGTTCCAGTCACGTTATCCCATTGGTCGTTCTTGCCGTTTCTCCAATCTACACGGATGCCTGTGTTCTGCATCATGGTACGTGTATTCTTCAAACCCTCCTGTGAGCGGTTGTATATGTCTTCACTAAGTTCCTTTGAACGCTCTAATTCTTGATTATTGCGCTGCCAGAGTTCTACCATTGCAGTAATTCCGGCAATCGCCCATGTCCATGGGTTTGTTAACAGTGCGGTTATTGCCAATTTTGCTGATGCAGCAAAAGACTTCATCATATTGCCAGCAAATCCCAGGTTCATGCCAAGCACCCTGCCTTGTAAAGCCATACGTACTTCGGCAGCGGTAAACTCGCCCGAACGGATAAGTGCCTTAGCTTCTTCAAGACTAAGTTTCCTTAATCCAACAAGGCGTAAAGCCTCTCCCTTTGTTATTGCATTCGTAGAAAGAGCAACACGTATATTTGCTGCAGTGATTTTGTTTCTTGTGGCAACAAGTGCAAGTTCATCTGCAGTTAGTTTTCTCGTCATTGCCTCACTCTGCAACTCTGCGGCTCGTTTTTGCTTATAAGCCATAATGTTGGCAGTAACCGATGATGTGTTGCTTCCCAAAGCTGCATTCATAGCGAGAACTGCTGCCCTATGTGTAGCCCATACAGCAGCACCAGTTCCTATTATGGTTGCCGCATCTTTCCAGTTTTTCGTGACATCCATCAAAACTTCGGCTACCTTCTTTAACACATCACCAGGAGCACCTTCAGCCATTTCTCCATACATGATATCCATAGCGTCCTTGACGTTCTTGAACTTCGCCTTAACACTCTGAGATATCACTTCCTGCATATTGTAGAACATGCCGCCCTCATCGGTAAGACCTTTCAGTACGTCAATGACATCACTGTAGCCAATTTCTTTCTTTTTGACCATATCACGGATTTCCTTGGAGGTCTTTCCAAGTTTCTCCGACAACTTCTGCAACAAAGGTACATTGGCCATGGAGAATTGACGCAATGTGTATCCAGACAATGCTGCTTCTGAACGAACGTGACCCAAAGCTAGAGCAAGACGGCTCACATCCGTACCCGTTGCTGCGGAAATGTCTGCAAGTCGCTTGGTCATGTCATACAGTTCATTATACTTGAAACCGTATGCTGTGAGTTGCTTTGTCATTTGGTCGAGTTGCACAACACCAAACGGAGATTGTGTAGCAAGACCTTTTATCTTTTCAAACAGTTCGTTTGCATGAGCTGTATTCTGGAGAATAGCACCGATTGACAGTCGTTGCATTTCCAACTGACCGCCAATCTCTATGATATTGTGAATGAACTGCTGACCGCCCCACACACCAAGGTATTGCGTAGCCATCGATTTCAAATCGCTCAATACCTGCGACTGACCTCTGGCACTTTCAGTGGTATGGTTCAATGCCTGTGCAAGACGCTGTTCCTCAGTAGAAAGTTGTTGAGATGCACGAGCCGCCTTTTCTTTCTCAGAAGCATTCCTGTTTATGGCATCAGCCTCTACATTTGCATTTGTCAATGTGTTCCTGTAAGGAGCACTCTTGAGAAAATCCCCTGCGAAACCATGAATCTTCATGCCTGCCTCCATACTTTGAAGGATAGCAAGCATGTCTTTCATTTTTGTGATTTGCTGTTCAAGTGCTTTAACATCGATGTTAGCGGCCTTTCCTCTGTCTCTAACCTGTTCAAGTTCTTGAATCTTTAAACGAAGATTGGTGGCAGCAATAGAAGCAGTGTTCATACTCGCAGCCCACTTCTCATTCTCCGTCTGTGCTTGCTTGCTATCCCTCGCCGTCTGGCGTGTCTCTGCACTAACTTTTGACAATAGTTCTGAAGCCTCTGCCAACTGACTGCGATAGCTATCCGTGTTTAAACTCTGAAGGGCGTCACGCGGACCAAGACGAGCGAGAAGACCCTGACGCAAGTCCAAACCAGCAATAGCTGAATCCAAGGCACCAGCGTATGAACTGCTTCGATTAGACGCAAGCGTAGAGGACAGTTCGTTTCGCAACTTTACAATACGCTCTATTTCATTTCCAATATTCTTGTAAAGACCAAGTTCTGTGTTCATCAAAGAAACGACACGACTTACGTCTTCGCTACTAAGATACTGTCCAGCGGTAAGCCCGGTAATAGGATGAAAGCCCTTGTTGTCTTGTATGAGTTTAAGATTCTCACGGACTTCAATGAGCATAGACTTATAACGTTCCAAACGAGCCGTATCAAATCCTTTATCACCAAAGCGTTCAATAGTACGCTGTGCATTAACAAGTGTGTTACCAAGACGTTCCACCTCATGCTTCGCCATATTTGCACTACGAACTATGGTATCTGGTGATATTACACTAGATTGATTTCCAACATTCACCTGTGTCATTACAGAACGGAGATTCTTGATCACCTCACCCAAACCAGAGAGGTAATTCCTCAGACCGTTGCTATCCTTGATGGTGCTCTCAAAGCCGGACAGATTCTTCGTGAGACGTTCAACGGAATCAGCAGCATTGTTCATGTGCTTGTCAAACGTCTCGAAGCTGTTACCTTTCAGTGCGCTCTTCGCTTGCTGAATCTGTTCAAAAAGTTTGTCTATATTGAGAGCATCCTTGAGGTTTCTATCATCAACCTTTATAGTGATGGTGTGTTCTTTGATGCTGTTCAGCTTTCTCTCAATAGCATCAAGTTTTCCAGTTACATCATCTTGTATGGAAACTGCGAACTTTAGCGGATCTAATGCCATATTTTTGTGTGTTTATGTTGTTGTGTTGTTGTCGATTGGAACTTTTTCACCAGTAGAAAGAAGCCTGTCAATTCTAAAGCCTCTTTTTTCCCGCGCTGCCTTTCTCTCTTCCCATTTCCGCACAGTCTCTTCAAGTTTCTTCTTGTCCGGCTTATAGCCTTTGTCGCCTGGCTTAAGACCACCCTTGCTTTCGTGCTTTGCGTAAACGGTCAATGGCTGGTCAACGTCTATCAACTCTATCTGTGCTGCAGTGTGACCCCAGTAGTATTCGTACATCGGCACTCGAACAAAGCCAAAGAGGAAATAGCGGGGCATTACGAGCCACTGGCGTTGTTTTCGGTCTGAGAAGGCTGAACCATATTTAGTTCGTGAAGGGTAGCTTCTACTTCCTTCGCTCTCATCCTCATCAGCGAATCCCTTGCCTCTGTCAGTGACATGATAGTCTTGAAGAACTGCATCTGCGGAACTTTTTTTTTACCCACTTCGAGAATGGGAGCCAACTGAATATTGTCGTATTGCCTGACATAATAGAACCAACGCCACAATAGCCAGTAGCGGAACTTTATCTTCCAATAGCCATCGAGCAAGATGATGGCAGATGCCTTACAAGCAAGTTTGGTGTCTTCAAGTATTTCGTCAAGGACTTCAATGCCTGTCGTTTTTTCTTCGTCAATAGTTTTCTTGTGAAGCAACAGACGGGAAAGTTTTTCCAACTGACCGTTTTTCAGCCAGCGTACCTTGTATTTCTTCTTCGTGCGGAGTATCTGCACTTCTTCAGCGTCATTGTTGATAAGCGACAAATAGATTTGCTGTGCGTCTATCGTCGGCTGGTCTATCTTTGGCTCTTTTTTCGCGTCCATAATACTTTTTGCTTTTATAGTTTCGTTCATTGTATTGCGATTGCATCGCAACTAAAAAGGGCAGTGGCAGCATTAACAACTACCACTGCCCTCGGTGAGTTTTGGTCGGTCAATCTTCTTTATCCTTGCCACTAGGTGTTACCCCCTTGTGGGGTCGAAATCTCACAGATACCGAATGCGTCGGTGGCTGCACCTGCGGCAATAGTACCCGTCAGGACTACGCACAGAGGCTTGTTCGAGCCGTCGAAGATGATCTGAGCCATGAACTTGGCCTTCTTGATGAAGAGAAGCTTGTCCTCGGTGTCGTTCAGAATGAGCAGACCAAGATAGACTGCCTTCTGCGTGATGGGGTACGACTGACCGCTTGCGGACGTGCCACCAGCAGCCAGACCGCTCGGAAGAGTGACACTTGCCGCCGTGCTGTTGAAACCGCAAAGCGTGAGAATGCCCGTGTTGTTACAGGGAATCTCCAGAGTGATTTCACCGTCGCCAGGCGTAAAGGTGTTCACCCAATCGGTGTTCAGACCCTTCACCTTGAAGTGTTCGATACTCGGCTGACCTGTGTCGAAGTTGAAACCAGAATCGTCGGACACAGGGAACTCCTGAAGGTTGGAACCTGATACGTCAAGACCGTCGGGAAGTCCGTTAGCCAGCGCAAAGACAGAACTGATGCCCTCAAAGACATCGCCCTGCATCGTGATTTTCTTTGTTACTGCCATAATAGTAATATGTTAAAGTGTTTGTGTTGAAAGTTTCTATATGATATCTCTCGCATTGAGTTTTGTCCTCAACTTGAAAGTGATTTGTGTGACATGATAACCATAGCCGTCTTCGCCCTGCATAAGTACGGAAGGCTTGCTTGCCGTGATGTGCTTGCCGTTAATCGGAAAAACGTCCAAGACTTTTTGCGTCAACTCAGTTTGTATGGAAATGTTAGGTGTGCTGTCAGTCTTAGCCTTGCAGAATATGGAAAAAGTACCATAGCTATCTACCGTAAAGTTGATGTCACCCTTAACACGACCACGAAGTTCAGTCGGTAAGTCAACGACAACAAAGTTTGCAAGATCCTCTGTGCTATTCTTCGGACGGTCAAGAAAAGTTTTCTTGCCGATTCCGTTTACAGCATTTACAAGGTCGTTGTAAACAAGATAGATGAGAGGTTTCTTTGCCATATCTACTACGTTCCTTTTATTGTGATTTCTTCACTATTTCCTAACCAACTTCAAGTAGGTTACACCGACTTTCTCTGCATGTGCATAGGTTCGCATGATTCCAGTAGTACCTCTTTTCATTTCAACCCATTCACCGTATTCCACGGGATAGGCTACAACGATATCAAACAGGGCTTTTCCTTGCGGAACGAAATGCTGGAAGAAGTTTCGGGCATCGTCCTCTCCCCATCCACCGTTAGTCTGGACTTCAGGCAGGTAATGGCTATTCTCACCATCGTAGTCGGGATTGAAACGATAACTCTTGCGTCTTCTCGCACGCATTTTCACCTGAATGGCTTTCGGCACATACTGCGCTGCGTAATACGCATTGATAGGCTCTTTTTCCCTGTAAAGACACACAACTATAGAATTGATAAGGTTTCCCGTGAAGTTATGCGCTCCATCAGCTTCCTTTCTAGCCCTGATAGCCTCCTGGCATATATCGGTACAGAACTTTCTACAACGATTTTCAATCTCGTCGAAGATCTTATTTCTGTATGCAGATAATGCATTTTTGACTATGATGGCATTAGTTGCGGACATATTTCCAGAGAATGTGAGTTCCCAAATTGCCGGGTCGCCTGTCTATCACAAGACCGTATTCCTTATAGCCATATCGCTGCAACTCAATCTTATCACCTTCCTGCGGAATTTTTTCTTCCGTCCAATCCTGCTGTCTAGTAGGAAGAGAAAGTGTCCGATAGGATGCTATCACTTCTCCATTGTCAGATATAGTATCGCGGTTGTCGCTCCTGCATTCTCCTTCATAGATAACGGTAACGCCGTCTGGCAGATTAGTTTTCTCGGTGTCTCCTTCTTCTTGGTCTGCGTTGTCGGTTTCTTCCGTCTCGTCTACCAACGGATCATCGGCCATCGGGTCGTAGTCAGACACATTTTTCTGGTCTTCCATTGGTTCCGTCTCTGCATATCGAAGTATGCGGCAATGGTGAGGAAAACGGGGGTTGTTGATTTTCATTGCGACTTATTTATACCTGCGGATTTTATGAAAACCAGATCCTTTCATGCCCCATTTAGGAGCAAGCGACTCAATACGAGCGTCGGTAATACCCCACTTGGCGAGCAAGTCTCTAGCGAGTATCAGAAATTGCATTAACTGTGAGCGAGACCATTGTTCACTACCCTCGGAATGCTCCCAGTCGCCATCCTTGTCTGTCACTTTCTGCGACATGAGAGGATTAAACGCGATACGAAGAAGAAGGTATGCAAAAGCAAGGTCTTTCTGCTTTTCCGTCAAATCTTTGGCTGGAGTACCGGCTTCAATGCTTGCGTCAATGAGAATACCTTTTACGGTACTCTCACTGACGTTTGCATTCGGGGATATACTTTTGATATAGTCCTCAGCAGTGATTATCTGATTCTCCGTGTCGGCCATTGGTCAAGTCACGTTAGAGTTTAAGGCTCATAGTCCTTCCACACCGTTGCAATAGCGTAGTCACGGACATTGTTGAACACGGGACCTGCGTAGAGTTCGCAATCCACGATGTTCAGCATGGGACGATCCTGCCATACGTTCTGCACGGCAATACGACCCTCAACAAAGTGGGTGCGGACGCTATCGTTGTGTGCGCCCATCTTATTGCGGTCTTTCAAGATTGAGTTCATACACTTAATCTCGAAGGGGCGATAGGCACGGCTGGCGGCAACCATGTTGTGAATGTCGAAAGAGGGAGCATCGGCAACAGGCTTGCCGTCTTCCTCATGACGCGACTTGAAATCGATCTCCTGGAACGGCCAAATCTTCATTGAGGTGTGAAGCCAACCAAGCAACTCAGTGCGGTCAACTTTCACGCTTTCGGGATGGTAGTAGTTCTTGCTACCCTTGAAAGCATCAATGACTGACGGATGCAGGACAATCTTGTCGAGCAGGTCCTTTGACAGTTTCCAGTGGTCAACGCCGAGGCTCAGAGTATCGGTGAGATACTTCTGGAATGTCAGGATGTCCTCAATGACATCGGCAGCGGTGTTGGCCGTAACCTTGCCATCGGCAGCCTGGGTGTACCACTCCTTACCAGACTCAGGAGCAAGGAAGTTCTCGTCGGGAATCTGGAACTTGAAGTCGTAACGAGCACCGTCTACGGCAATGTCGTGAATCTCACCGGTTGACATAGCCTGCATGACCATGTAAGTGAGTTCGTTGTGAACACCGCCGAGCATAGCGTCAGAGTTCAGAATGAAACTGTCCGTCAGAGCCTCACCAAACGTCATGTCGGCGAGTTTTGCGCTCTTGCGGAGTTCAATCATGTCATCCTGAGTGATGTTGAATCCGTGACCCAACTGAGGCAGAGTTCCACCGTAGAACTCCCATCCGATGGTGCTGCGCTGCGGCTTCTCAGAATGAGTACCGAGGATGCTGGCACGTACCAGAATAGGGGTCTTCTTGATACCCTGCTTCCACTCACGATCGTCTGTAGGCTGACCCCACGTAGCAAACTGACGCCACATAGCACGGTTGTACTTGGCGTTGGCATTGTCGAGAATCAGACCGAAATTCTCAGCGTCCACATACTGATGCAGACCACTGATACCATAAAGATTTCTGTCTCTCATAATCTAATCTCCTTTCTTTGTTTACACGCGAGGTGAGAAATTGAAGTAGCAACCGTTGTCACGGAGAGCCTTCTTCAGGCTGTCAGTCAGAGGAGGCATACGACGCTCCAGAACGGGGCGAATGCAGAAATACACGGGATCGATGTCGATAGCGTAAGCATCGGGGTCGAGCACGTTGTCACAGTAGGTCAGACCATTGGGAATGACCTTCACCAAATTAGTGGTGACGGCATCCTGACCCTCACCAGTGGTCGTTGAAACACCCTCTGCCAATACAGCGCCTTCCGTTACGCCTGTTACGACATCAACGGTAAGCACGTCAACATCGGCGGCACTGCTGTCAACGGCAGTCACGGTGTGAACGTAAGAGGCTGACTGAGTAAGGTCATCACCGACGATAATCAGTTTCATGCCAACCTTGGCAATCGAACCTGTCTCATACTTCTCAACGGTAATCTTCGAGTTGACAGAATCAACCGACTTTACCTTGAAAGTGTAGAGGGGAACGATTGAACGGACACCCTTGTTCTCGTCGTACTTAACGAGAGTACCAGCAGCCATCACGTTAGGATAGGCGGGCATCAGTTCGGGGTCGCACATGAAACCACCTACGGCAATCTCAGGCTTACCCTCGTAGCACTTACGGACACCACCAAAGTTCTTGTCGAACTTAATGTAGTTGTTGATAGTTCCTTTTCTCATGTTACTTTGTGTTTGTGTTGTTATTTTTATGGGTTGGGAGAATCGTTAGACGAAAGTCTTCTCCATTTCGGTGGCATAGTTTGCACTTTCGGCAGCTTCTTGCTTCAGACGCTCAATCCTATTCTTAACAAAGTCGCCATCGCCTCCATTACCACCGGTGCTAACACCGCCGAATGGCTTACCACCATTGGGATAACGACGTTTGAACTCCTTTTCATAGGATGATACAGCGGCAGCTTGCAATCCTTCAAACGTAGGTTTCTCCCCGAAATCCAGATACTTCACCGTGTCCTCGATAAGCGCAGAAATCTCAGCGGGGATGTCACCACCCTTGCGGGCAGACTTTTCTTTCTCCGTAAGATACTGCTGAAGTTGAGCCTTAATGCTATTAAGTGTTGCGGCTTTCTCCCGCTCAAGCTGTGACTTCATAAAGTTGGTCATGGTAGCAGTCATCTTACCGAACTCGCTGTCAGCACCAGTCAGTCCAGCCATAGCTTCCTTCACGGCCTTCGTAACCTTTTCATCCAGTGATTCCTCAGAAGCACCACCGTTGCCTCCATTACCTCCACCATTCTCAGGGTGTTTCTTCTTGTATTCTTCCAATGCCTTGGCTACTGCATCATTGATACGGGTCTCAACATCTTTTTCATGCTGTTCGCCATACTCTTTTGCGTAGTCTTCCTTGAACTTTTCCGTGAACGCCTTCTCATCGAAACGCTTCTGACCTGCAAACTGCTTCAGCGTTGCAATCGGTAACTTCCACGTCTCGTCGGTGATCTTGGAATCATCAGAAAACATTGTCAGGACACTTTCAGATCG